ATAGTATCACTATCAGCAATTTTTTTAACTCTTGCAGATATGTTTGTATAACTTGTAGTTTGAACTGCTAACACTTCATCTTCTTTTATAGCAAGTAAATCACACCAGCCCCACATATCCTGTCTAATTTTACAGAAGTGATTAAATTTTTCTGTAATGGTTACTAAATATCCATCTGCTCTTAACTTCTTAAGGCTTAACTGCGTTGGGCTTGTCGCCATCAAATTGACTTTCGTTAGGTTTAGATATTCCGTTTATAAATCTTTTCTCTACATCGCCTGTAGACTTGTTTAGTTCGTATTCATAAGCGTGTGGTGATACGTCATCACTATTATTTTTCTTTCTAAATATTTTATTCCAATTGTTTTCTGCTTCTGTTTCAGAGATTAACAATGGTCGCCTTGTAGAACCTTTACCCAATTTTAATTACTCCTTTATCAAACAACCAACCTACAGTCTTACGATGAGCAGATTCCCAAGCTTCAATTCTTTCTGCCCTGTCTAACTCTTTGTTGTTATCTATCATATCATGACATTGATAGCAAAGACTAGCGATTCTATAATCATGAGCCTTGATACCTGTGCCTTTACCATCACGTTGTTGATTGGAATGACCTGCACAAACTGTCCCATCTTGTTTGCCACACATTGCACAAGGAAACTCACGAACCGCTTCTAGTAATTTCTTGCTACGATAATTCATAAAAATACCTAATGAGTTTAGCAACACCACCAATAAACCACACAATGCAAAATATCACTATGCCATCAATAATTGGCTGTCTCATAACTCCCAACTCCAACCAAGAGTAGAAGCCCAACGTTCACAGTTTTCTTGATACTCTGTCATCTCTTTTGTATTTAACTTTGTCGTTGACTTAACCAACTCTACAGGATTCCCAGCTATTTCTGTTTGATAACGTAGAAACTTATAGCCTAACAATTCGTGAACTGTGCTAGGGTCTTCACCAATGTAATTAGCGATTGATCCGTATAGCAACCACAATCGCTGATTTTGCTCTAGTGAACGCACTGCCTTTTCTTCATTCACATTAACTCTCCATCGTTTAGATAAGTCTAACGTCTTAATCTTTTCCAAGAAATTCTCTAGGTTGTATTTCGTCAAAACGAACCGAATCATATTCATCCTTCCATCCTTTAGATTTAAAAGTCACACCGTCATTAGATGTGGCTTTGTAAGCAATGTGATCACCAAACAATTTTTTACACTCTTTTATAAAATCATTTATTGTCCCCATGTTGCTTTAGTTCCTTCAATTTTATAAATACTCATACATCTATTTAAAACTTTAGCATCACGTCTGTATCTTTCGCCAGTTTGGTTTGCATCTGCACATCGTTTAGCATGTAACTTAATACGCCATTGTTTTCTTATTTGATAATCTGTTAATTTATCTTGCATTTGGACTCTCCTTATATGTTAATGATTTTTGGTCATACCAAAAGTTAAAATGACCCTCCCATTGTGCATTACGTTGCTTCTGAACAAAGACCTTTGCATCTGGAATAATCTTTAATTCAGCTTCAGGTGTCTTTCCTACCTCTATTAATTTTTCTTTACTACGGTTTCTCCAGCATAGGATTAGTGAATCACATAAATTACGCAGATGACTTGAGCCCATCAAATCTGTTGCATCAGGAATATCAGTTTCATCTTTCATCTTACGAGTATGTGCCACTAAAAATATGTGTATCTGTAAATCACGACATACTACTGCCAAAGTATTAACAAACCTTTTTTGTGCATCTAACGACTCTTCACTAATATCATTTAACTTCATTAAACTATCTATCACAAACACATCAACTCCCAAAATATGTTTACCATAGTATAGCGTAGCAATCATATCTTGTGAAGTGGTAACACCTGTTTGGTCATAAATATACAACTTATCTTTTGCACGTTCACAAAACTTTTTTATATATTCATCTGTTGGTTCTGGTGAACCTAATGCTTGTGTAACCATACGAGCTAATGTAAGAACAGGTCTCATTTCTAAAGAAGCAATTAGGCATTTAGTACCTTGCTTCATCATAGCTAGTATGACTTGTGATAACCACATAGACTTACCATGACCTGATACACCTGTAACAATTGTTAGTTCCGAAGCCCTAACCCTGAACTTATCTTCCGTCTTAACCCATCCAAGTGATTTGCCACTATGAATTTCCTCACCAAAATACCGCACCAAATCATCAACAAATATATCCGTACTTTTAACTTTAAACTCTGCATGACTGTATCCTTCATTATAAAATTTAGTAACTGTATCTTGAGTAACTGTAAGCTTATCAATTACTTGACCTAAATTCATATCCCACCATCCCAAATATTTCTTTTAACTTCTTTTTCTGTTTCCCATCTTTTTTGATTGATGTAAGTTAATGGCATAGGAATGAATTCACCATCACTATCTTTCCATTGTTTTGTTTCTTTCATCTCTTTAACATGATTAATAATCTGCTCACCTATTTTGTCAAGTTTCTTTGACTTCCATTTTTGAAGACATAAATCTTTAGCAACTTTTCTTGGGTACAAATTCCAAAATGTATCAAAATGAACTATAGATATTTCTTTTTCTTTTTCTTCTTCTTCTTCTAAGCTAGCAATCTGATAGCCCTCTGCTAGCAACCATGATGATAACTTACCTAAAGTCTTAATTACAAAGGCTTTATCCTTTCTCAGAGCAAAGGCTATACCATCTATGTCTGGTAATTCACCATTTTTTCTGCTAGCAAGACACCAGCACTTTGCTAGCATTGCTTGACATTCGTCTGAAAGGTTCATAAAGTCAGGGTCGTTTAGTAAATCATCGCCATAAACCTTAAACCAAGTCATCTTTTTTTGAAAACGTGGATTCAAGGGAGTATAGTGCTGAAACCTTTCCCAGTTTTTAATTCTCATATAATCCCCTTACTCTTTTGCTTGTGGAATTGTTTCTGCCTGTCTTCTCTTAATTAACACCTCTTCAATTTGTTCTGCTCTTTTATTTGGAATTGGCTTTTCAGGATTCTTTGCCCAATTCTGAACTGCTTGAATAGAAAGGTCTAAGGCATATGCCATCTTACGTCTTGAGTTATTAAAGTGTGCTACAGCCTCTTGAAAGGTCATCTTGCTCTCCTTGATTGAAATGAATGGCGACTATAACACCTTATTCAAATCTTGTCAAGTATTGTAAAAGTTGGATAAATACCCCCCTATTAAAATACTTATTGACAATTTATTAAACTAAGAGTATAGTGTGCTTTCAAGTTTAGGAGTGGACATGGATTTAAACAGATTTATGAGAGTTATCACTAATGACAGGCTACAAAAAAAGTTTACACAAAAGTTCTATTATGTGGTAAAGTGGTTTTTAGTAATATTTTGGGGATATTTTTTATGGCACATTCTTTAAAACATATATCAGTTATTCTTGCTGATCTTGTAAAAGAACTTAAAGAAGATAACGACAAATGGGAGAAAGCAAATGAGTCAACAACAACATTACGATCAGGTAATGATGGAGCAACATCAGAAAGAAGTATTAGAGACGTTAAATTATGTAACAGGGGAGAAAAAGATGGGAGTTTATAAAAAGTTAATGCAAGCAAGATTAAAGTTACACAGTATGGAGCTTAAAAAATCAGGGCTTAATAAGTTTGCTGGATACAAGTATTTTGAACTAGGTGATTTTATTCCTGCCATTCAAAAAATATTTGCAGAGTTAAATTTATGTGGAATTATTTCTTATGGCAAAGAAATTGCAACACTTACGATTACAGACATGGAAGATAATTCACAAGTGTTTATTACTAGCCCAATGTCAACTGCTGCTTTAAAAGGTTGCCATGAAGTCCAAAATTTAGGGGCAGTTGAGACATACATTCGTAGATATTTATGGGTAACAGCCCTAGAGATTCTTGAGTCTGACGTGGTAGATGCTAGTGCTGGTTCTGCAACTATCAGAGTTAAAGATACTAAAGCAGAGGACTTTATCTAATGGAACAACGATCAGAAGAGTGGTTTCAAGCACGACTTGGTTTGGTTACAGCCAGTCGTGTGGCTGATGTACTAGCAAAGATTAAAAGCGGGGAATCTGCATCTAGACGTAACTATAAGATTCAGCTAGTAAGCGAAAGGCTTACAGGTGAAAGGCAAGAAACATATATTAATCAAGCAATGCAAGACGGTATAGATAGAGAACAATTTGCTAGAGATAGATATGTGCAACAATTCGGGGAAGTGGAAGAAGTGGGATTCGTTAAGCATCCCACTTTGGAAGCTGGTGCTAGTCCAGATGGTATGGTAGGCGATGATGGGATTATTGAAATTAAATGTCCTATGGGAAGTACGCATACTGAAACATTGATGACACAAGATATTCCAAGTAAGTACGTTCCTCAAGTACAGTTTCAGCTTTTAGTAACAGGTCGTAAGTGGTGCGATTTTGTAAGCTATAACCCAATGTTTCCAGAGCATTTACAAATATTTGTAAAGCGTATAGAAGCAGACCCAGTGTATCAAAAAGAGCTTGAGTCAGAAGTAAAACAATTCTTGGAAGAAGTAGATACAATCATAAATAAACTTAAGGAGATTAAGTAATGTTTAATGATATAGAAAGGCAAAT